GGGTGAAAGTGTTATTTCTGAAAATGGATTAAAAGCAAATTCTACGGGTTCTGCTATAACAGCCAAATTTTTGGGTAATATAGGAGGAACAAATACTTGGGCATTAGTAGGAAGTTTACAACCTTAATAATATGAAATTAGGAATATATGCTAGAGCAGGACAAATTGCTAATACCCCTAGTTCTATTGAAATAACAGCAGAATATAATGCAATTAGTTCAGATAGTTTATGTGGGGGTGATTCTACAACTCAAGTAGTTTATACTGCTACCTCTTCTACTATAGCTAGTGCTTTTTTAAATGATGAATCTCTTTATACTGATAGTGCTTTGACTACTTTAGCACCAACTGGTTTTTATACAGATGCTATTGGAACTACTAATTATGGATGGAATTCATCAATAGGATGGGTAGGTGAATATCCTTGTTAATATATATATGATATGTGGACATACAAAGATCAACAAATAAACGAAATTACTGATTTTCCCAATAATACATTTGGTTTTATTTATAGAATAATTCATAAACCAACAGGTAAATCTTATATAGGAAAAAAAGTATTATTCCATAACAGAAAAGTTAAATTAAATAAAAAACAATTAGCTGAGTATGAGGGTGTAGTAGGTAGAAGACCAGCTTATAAATTAGCAGTTAAAGAATCTGATTGGAAAACTTATTGGGGTTCAAATAAAGAATTAAAAGAATTATTAAAAACGGAATCTAAAGAAAATTTTGAAAAAAATATTTTAAAGTTTGTTCCCACTAAAAAATTATTAACTTATTACGAGAATAAGTATCTCTTTGTTTATGAGGTTTTAGAAAAACCCGAAGAATTCTTTAATGATAATATTCAGGGCCGCTTTTTCACAAAAGACTTTGATATATAAAAATAATTTTGTATATTAGGGGTTATGGTAAACGAACTATTAGTAAATTTAGTAGACTCGGTTTTAGGAGCAGGTAAAAGAACAGCAAGAGGTAATGTAGCCTATCACTGTCCTTATTGCAACCACCATAAACCTAAATTAGAGGTTAACTTTTCTCAAAATAAAAAAGGGTATAATCCTTTTCACTGTTGGGTTTGTGATAAAAGAGGTTCTAGAATATCTTCTTTATTTAAAAAGGTAGGAGCATCTTCTGAAAAATTTGAAGAATTAAAAAAAATAGTAGGGTCTGAAACTGAAATTAAAGAAAATTTAACCCCAAAAACTCAAGTTAAATTGCCTTCTGAATTTAAAGAAATATTAAATAATAGAGATATTTTAGCTAGACATGCTTTATCATATTTAAAAAATAGAGGTATTACAGAAGAAGATATTTTAAAATATGGGATTGGATATTGTGATTCTGGAAGATATTCTAAAATGGTTATTATCCCTTCATATGATGGAGAAGGACAATTAAATTACTTTACAGGTCGTTCATTTGAAAAAGAACCATTCGTAAAATACCGTAACCCAGAAACATCACGTGATATAATACCATTTGAATTATTTATTAATTGGGAATTACCGTTAATCCTTTGTGAAGGGCCATTTGATGCCATAGCCATTAAACGTAATGCTATTCCGTTATTAGGTAAGAATATCCAACAAAATTTAATGAAAAAAATTGTTACTTCAAAAGTAAAAAAAATATACATTGCTTTAGATTCTGATGCTAAAAAACAAGCTATAAAATTTGTTGAAAAATTTATAAATGAAGGTAAAGAAGTATATTTAATAGAACTTGAAGATAAAGATCCAAGTGAGATGGGTTTTAAACAATTCACCAACTTAATCCAAAATACTTTTCCTCTCACTCAATATGATTTGATGGAAAAGAAACTCGAACTTATATGAGTAAAAGAAATATTAAAAAATCCTATGATAGAATCCTAGAAATTTCTGAGGATGCTAAACAAATTACAATGCCAGATTCGCGCTATTATAGACGAAACGGCGAATATTACCCCTCAGTAACTTATGTTTTAGGAACTTATCCTAAAGGTAAGTATTTTGAAGATTGGCTAAAAAAAGTAGGTTATTCTGCTGAATACATTGTTAAAAAAGCAGGGGAAGAAGGTACACAAGTTCATGAAATGATTGAAGCTTACTTAAACGGAGAAGAATTAAATTTCTTAGGTCCTCATGGTCGTCCAATGTATCATCCTGATGTTTGGCAAATGTTCTTACGTTTTGTTGAATGGTGGGAAGAATACAACCCTACACTAATTGAAACTGAAGTACACCTATTTTCAGATGAATTGAAAGTAGCAGGTACTTGTGATATGGTTTGTGAAATTGATGGTGAACTTTGGATTATAGACTTTAAAACGTCCAATAATTTACAGACAACTTACGATTTACAAACTGCAATTTACGGTAAATGCTACGAAGAATGTTATGGTAAAAAAGCAGATCGTTATGGTGTGCTTTGGTTAAAATCAAATAAACGTAAGGCAGCAAAAGGTAAAATTCAAGGTAAAGGATGGGAAATATATGAATCAAAACGTACACAAGAAGAAAACATTGATATTTTTATGACTGTTAAAAAATTATTTGATTTAGAAAATCCAAAACATTCACCAATATTTACTGAATTTAAGACACAAGCTAAAAGAAAGTTATAATATTTATAACAAAATATTTAGTCTATGATATCATTAATGAGGCTACTAAGCGAAATAGAAGATACACCTAAAGCTATTATATTAGCAGGTGCTCCCGGAGCAGGTAAAGGATATGTTTTAAAAGGTTTAGATTTAAGTGGTTTAAAAGTAATGAATGTTGATAATACATTTATTAATAAACTTAAACAAGCCAACGTATCTTTAGATCTTAAAAATGCAACTCCCGAAGAAAGAAGCGAACAAGCTAAAGCAATGGCTGCAGCTAATAAAGAATTTAAAGGTGAATTACAAAATGTAATTGATGGTAAACAATCATTTATATTAGATGGTACAGCGGCTTCATATAAAAAAACATCTGAATTAAAACAACAATTAGAAGAAGCAGGGTATAAAGTAATGATGCTTTATGTTTATACTGATTTGGAACGTTCACTTAAACAAAATCAAGATAGATTTGAAAAATCAGGTGGTGAAGATAGAAGTTTAGCACCTGCAATTGTAATGCGTACTTGGAAAAGTGTAACAGATAATATTAAACCTTATTTTAATTTATTTGAACCTAATTTTGTAGCAGTAGCAAATACATTAGAAGGTGATAAAATTGAGGATGTAGAAAAAATTATTACAAAATATTTAAAACCATTTGAGCCTAAAAATACTAAACCTAAAACACCAGCTCAACAGAAAAAATCTGATGAACAAAAAGCAGAGTTAAATGCTGCTATTCAAGATATGCTGAATGATGAATTTTTAGGTGAAATATTAAGTTATACAATGTCTAAGGAAGAAGCCCAAATGCGAATAGCACAATTTTTAAATTCATAATGAATCAATTAACTAAATTTTTAGTAGATGGTATTCTTAATGAAGCTGAATCTGATGTAATTACTGCCCTGTTTGCAGGGGGGTTCAAACCTCCTACTAAAGGTCATTTAGAGGTAATTTTAAAAGCAATCAGAGAAAACCCAGAAATAGACCAGATTTATATAGTTGTGGGTAGTGGGGTTAGAAATGGTATCTCCCAATCTCAATCCATAAAAATTTGGGAAAAATATAAAAAATTTATACCCAAACCCACAGAAATTATAGAGTCAGGTTCTCCTATAGCTTGGGTAAAAGATTATTTAAAAGATCATACTGAAGATAAAACTTATGTTTTAATAGGAGCCCGAGAAGGAGATATAGGAGATGAAAAAGACGTAGAACAAAGATCTAATTTATTTCAAAAATATGGGGGTGAAATAAAGCCTATTTATACTGTAGGGGGCATTAGTGGTACAAAAGCAAGACAAGCTGCTAAACAATCTAAAGAAGCATTCTACCAATTCCTCCCAGATCAATTATCCAATTCAGATAAAGAAGAAATTTATAACATTATAATACCTACATTAAATGAGGTAGGAGAAGGTAGTTCTAAACCTTATAAATGGGAAAAAGATGTTTATGATTATGTCTTTACAACAGATAGTAATGTTAGGTATATAGTTTCTCTAGAAGAAATGTCTGAAGGGGATAAAATGGGTATCTCTGTTGAATTCTTAGCTAAAACCCCAGAGATGGATGGGTATA